AGGACCGAGACAAGCAGTACGAGGATGGCCTGCGCCGCACCGGCTTGGGTAAAGACGCGCCAGGTGGTGCGACATTCGACGGAGCCAGCAAGGTGGTTCACCCCGTCATGGCGGAGGCGTGCGTAGACTTTGCGGCATCCAGTGCCAAGGAGCTGCTGCCTGCTGACGGCATGGTGAAGTCCGAGGTCAAGGGCGACGCGGACAACGCGCGCATTCGTGAGTCCCAGCAAAAAGTGGACTTCATGAACTGGCAGCTGACCGAACAGATTCCAGAGTACCGCGACGAGATGGAGCAGCTGCTGACGCAGTTGCCGCTTGGTGGTTCGCAGTACCTGAAGTGGCGATACGACGGCGAGCAAAAGCGTCCGATCTGTGAGTGGATTCCAATCGACAACATGCTGCTGCCGTACGCGGCAACAAACTTCTACACCGCGCAGCGCGCGATTGAGATTCAGGACATTACCGAGGACATCTACAAGCAGCGTATTGATCAGGGTATCTACCGCGATCTGGATAACGCGCAGTACATCTCGGCGATTACGCAGGACGACATGACGCAGGCCAAGAAGGCCAACGACAAGATCGAGGGCGTAAGCGTCCCGTCAGTAAACATCGACGGCATCCGCCGCGTCTACGAGATCACCTGCTTTGAGCGGCTCGATGACGACGAGGAGACCAGCGGCAAGCGTGCGCCATACATCCTGACAATTGACGAGTCAAGCGGCAAGGTACTGGCACTTTACAGGAACTGGGAATATGGCGACGAGAAACTCACCAAACTGGATTGGACGGTCGAGTACAAGTTTATCCCTTGGCGCGGGGCTTACGCTATCGGTCTGCCTCACCTTATTGGCGGTCTTACTGCTGCCCTTACGGGTTCTCTGCGCGCTCTACTTGACGCTGCTCACATTAACAACAGCCAGACGATGCTCAAACTTAAGGGCGGTCGCATGTCTGGCCAGTCTGATCGGATTGAGCCGACGCAGGTCATCGAAGTAGAGGGTGCACCGGGCGTTGATGACGTCCGCAAGCTGGCCATGCCGCTGCCGTTTAACCCACCGTCGAGCGTATTGTTCGACCTGCTAGGTTGGCTGACCGCCGCGGCCAAGGGTGTTGTGACCACATCCGAAGAAAAAATCAACGACATCAACGCAAACGCGCCGGTTGGCACGACTCAGGCATTGATTGAGCAGGGCGCGAAGGTATTTTCAAGCATTCACGCTCGTTTGCACCGCTCACAGGCCAAGTCGCTGAAGATTTTGTCCCGAATCAATCACTGGTACCTCGAAGAAATGGACAATTTGTCCGGTACCGAGATTGAAATCCGCTATTTTGCGGAAAATAACGACATTCGTCCGGTTTCTGACCCAAATATCTTCTCAGAAACCCAGAGACTGGCTCAAAACCAAGCACTTTTGCAGATGGCGACCTCTGCACCGCCCGGAACCTTCAACATGCACGCGGTTTACAACCGTTTGATGAAGCAGATGCGCATTCCGGCGATCAGCGAGGTACTTCCTAACCCAGACGGCGTAAAAGAGGCCAATCCGGCACTCGAAAACGTCTCAATGGCGATGGGACGGCCTGCAGCGGCTTACCCAGACCAAGACCACATCGCTCACATTCAGGTGCATTTGGGCTTTGCTCAAGACCCTAACTACGGCGGCAGCCCGATGATTGGACCCACGTTCACACCGCACGCGCTGGAGCACATCAAGCAGCACTTGACGCTGCACTACCTGCAATCCATGCGCTCCTATGTCGCTGGCGCGTCAGGCGGCGAGGATAAGATGAAGCTGCACGAGGAGCGTGCGCTGGATCAGGACGCGCAGAAGGCACTGGCCATAGCATCTCAACTGGTCTCGCAGGACTCGCAGCAGACATTTGGTCCGCTGATGCCGGGCATCATGCAAATGGTTCAGAAGACCCAGCAGATGCAGCAGGCACAGCAGGCGCAGATGATGAACCAAGACCCGACGGCGCAGGTTCTGCTGAAAACTCAGATGGCCGAGACAGAGCGCAAGTCGCAGGAGTTTCAGACCAAGCTGCAAAGCGAGATGGCGAAGGCCAAGCAGGACTACGATCTGCGCGTGGCAGAGCTGTCGCAAAAGGTTCAGGAGCTGCAGGCTAAGTACACAACCCAGACCAACATCGACAACCAGCGCAACGCGACAGACATCGCGATGGCGAACATCAACAACGCGGCACGTGAGCGCGTGGCGATGATCACCACCGGCGCACAGATGGATCAGCAACAGATTGAACTAGACCATGAACAAGACATGTCAGCCAGAGAAGCGATTAACGCTTCGAACATGGACATTCGACAGCACGGTCTGGCAATTGAGCAGCAAAACTTCCAAGCACAGGCCAAGCAGGCACAGCAGCAAGCGCAGCAGGACGCACAGTTCAAAGCGCAGATTATGCAAAACCAGCAACAGCACGAGCACGGACTGGAGCAGCAAGCACAGCAGGCACAGATGCAGGCACAGCAGCCAGAACAAGCACCAGAACAACCACCCACTGAGGAATAACTATGGAAAAAGAACTCGGCTTTCGTAAAGCCTACAAGATGACAGGCACGCCGGGCTACGCTGGCGGTCCAGATCAAAAAGTTGAAAAGGGCTCGTCGGGCTCGCACCGCGATAACAACTGGAAAGTTGGCGCGGCGCAGGGCAAGATGGCCAAGGGCAGCAAGGTCGGCCCAGACAAGAACCTGAACGAAGTCGGCGGCGGTAACTTCTATTAATGCGAGCAAGGGCGGTTTACTCTGCCCGTTTGCATTGTTGTAATTATGAAGGACTTAGTTTCTGAAATCGTGGGGCGCTTGAAAAGCGTCGACAAAGACTTGACTCAGGCGATAGCGTCGGGGATCAACGTACACACCTTTGACTCTTATCAAAGGCAAGTAGGAAAACGCGAGGGCATATCTGAGGCTCTTGCGATTATAGATGAACTTCTCTCAGAGGACAACGAATAGTCTGTAAAGACTGATGGAGGCGGCCGAATGGCAGCGTACGATTCAATAGCAAAAGATGAACCTGATACAAGGTCTGAGCAGGAATGTTTTCCCATAGTGGATACTGGCGTTGAAGTAGCCGGTGATCGAGTTTTAGTGCAACTGCGCAGGGAAAAGGTTAAAAGCAAGGGCGGTATCATTTTGGTCGATGAGACTAAGCAAACGATTCGTTTTAACGAAACCGTGGCTAAGGTGGTTGCAATGGGACCCTTGGCATACAAGAGCCCAGACAATCTGGAGCCTTGGCCTGAAGGTCCGTGGTGTCAAGTCGGAGACTTGGTTCGGACAATCAAATACGGCGGTGATCGATTCGTAGTGCAGCCTGATGACGACGGCGCGCCAGTGGTGTTTATCACCCTACAAGCGCGAGAAGTTATCTCGAAGATCAAGTCGTTCGACTACGCACAACGCATGAAAGCGTTTGTTGATTAATTAAACTTTTTGGGAAAAAAGTATGGCAGATAAAGAAGAAAAAATCCTACCCGTCAGAGAACGCAACGACGGTTCAGTTGTAGCAGCTATTGAGCCGGAACATGAGCTTTTACTCGACGACGAAGAGGATAAAGAAGATACAGAAGATACAGAGGGCAGCGAAGAAGGTAACGATGCTGCTGGTAATGGTAATGATGACGCTGGTGATGCTAATAGCGACGACGCATACTCAAATGGGTCTGAAGAGGATCGCGAACGTATCCGAGAGGCGCGTCGAAGAGCGCACAAGCTCAAAAAAGAATTAGCCAAGCAGCGCGAGGCTTCAGCAAAGCACAAGATTTCCTCGCTGGAGCGCCGCAATGATGACTTGGCAAAGCGACTTATGTCGCTGGAAAATAACGTAGAGCACTACAAGTTTGCACAGGTTGACAAGGCGGTAGAGGACGAGGCAACTCGTGTCGAATACGCCAAGATGAAACTGATGCAGGCGTCGCAGGAAAATGATCCCGGCGCGCAGGTAGAGTATTTGGAGCAACTGCAGGACGCGAAGACGCGACTGGCACAGCTTCAAGCGTTTAAGCGGCAACAGATTGAAGAAGCAAAACGGCCAAAGCAGAACGTGCCAAACCCTGTCTCGACAGAGGTTCAGGCCAACGCTTCGCAGTGGCTAGGTAAGAACAAATGGTTTGACCCACAGGCGCGCGACACGGATTCAAAAATCGCCAAGTTGGTTGACCACGAGTTGGCAGGCGAAGGTTGGGACCCATCCGACCCAGAGTATTGGGACGAGCTGGATAACAGGCTTCAATCGCGTCTACCGCATAGGTATGCGACACGTAGTGACGGAAAGGCAAACATGAGACGAGGCGGTCCGACA